GCAGGACTTGAATCAAGAAATCAGGCTAAAACTTTTATTTATGCCCTCTTATACGGAGCAGGAGATGAAAAACTTGGGTCTGTGGCTGGAGGAGGTAGAACAACTGGCAAGAAACTTAGAGAATCTTTCCTTAATAATCTACCATCATTCGCAGCTCTTAAAGACAGAGTATCAAATGCGTCTTCAAGAGGTTACCTCACTGGACTTGACGGTAGAAGACTCCAAGTCAGATCTGAACATTCCGCTTTGAACACGTTGTTGCANGCAGCAGGGGCTATCGTAATGAAGAAAGCACTGGTGATTCTGGACGACTACGCGAAGCTATGGAATTTAGACTACAAAATTATAGGGAATATACATGATGAAGTCCAGTCGGAAGTTGCAGAGAAAGACGCAGAGAAGTTCGGTTGGCTCGCAGTCGAGTGTCTCAAGGCGGCGGGTCTGGAGTTTAATCTCAGATGTCCGTTGGACGGAGAGTACAAAGTCGGAACAACATGGGCGGAGACACACTGATGAGAGAGGCACAAGTTGATGAAGACGGTATCAGAGTAAGGAAAATACTAGAAACCTCTGCAAGAAAAGGAGACATCGCTGAGTACTACGCTATAACTTGGTTATGGGACAAAGGCTACGAAGTTTTTAAAAACGCAGGTTGTAATGGCCCTATAGATATGGTTGCTATCAAAGAAGGAGAGACAATTTTGGTAGATGTAAAGACATTACGTATGGACCGCAGGACAAAAAACAACGGCAGGACGGTACGAAACTCAAGGTCCGAAGAACAGAAAAAACTAGGAGTAGTCTTTCTTGCTTTCGATCCTGACACACGCAAATTAAGATGGGTGGAGCATTTAGAATGAAAAACACGTACAACCTAGTGAGCGACATCTACAGCCTAGTGTCTACCAAAGAGGTAGCCGAAGGAGTAGACATCGAGAGTTGCATCGAGCTGTTCGGTGAGAACGTGAAGGACCTTATGCGTAAGGAGTTCACAGAGGTCCGAGACGACTCGCGTAAGCTTCGTATGTCTAACATTGGGCGCGATGAGCGTTTCCTATGGAATGTGTACAACGACGTGGACAAAGGGGAAGACTTGACTCCTAATACGTACGTCAAGTTCCTCTACGGGCACCTCATTGAAGAACTGCTACTGTTCCTCACAAGAGCTGCTGGTCACAAGGTGACAGATGAGCAGAAGAAGTGTGAGGTCAATGGCATCAAGGGGTCTATGGACTGTAGGATCGACGGGATTGTGACTGACGTGAAGTCTACTTCCACCTTCGGTTTTAAGAAGTTCAAGGAAGGGACTCTGGCTTACGACGACCCTTTTGGGTACATAGGGCAGATCAAGGGCTACGCTCACTCAGAAGGTGAAACCAAGTTTGGCTGGCTGGCAATGGACAAACAGAATGGACACCTGACGTACCTTCTGTACGACTCAGAGGACACACAAGCTCCTGTGTACGACCTGATCTCTTATGATATAGAAGAAAGGATTGAACGCATAAAAAAGCTAGTGGAGCAGGAGGAACCACCCGAAGTATGCTACAAGCCTATCGCAGATGGAAAAAGTGGCAACCAGAAACTCGCTATCGGATGCTCCTACTGCTCTTACAAAAAACAGTGCTGGCCTGCCGTAAGAGGGTTCGCATATTCATCAGGTCCACGCTATTTAGTAGAGGTATTCAATGAGCCGAAGGTCCAAGAAATCGAAGTTTCGTAGTGTCTTTGAGGAAGAGACTGCAAAGGTACTGGAGGGCTTCGAGTACGAGCCTTATATGGTCCCTTACACCATCCACCGTAACTACAAGCCAGACTTTGTACACATGGCTAGTGACACGCTGGTGGAGTGTAAGGGGTTCTTCAGGGAAGGGGACACTCAGAAGTACAAAGCAGTCAGGGACAGCCTAGAGAGCTACCAGAGACTTGTGTTTGTACTCATGGGTCCAAACAAGAAAGTAAGAAAGGGTGCTAAGATGACAATGTCTGAATGGTGTGAGAAAGAAGGGTTTCCGTGGTACACATTAGATACACTAGAGGAGTTGATAGAAGATGTCTCTAACAATGGAAGAAATTAAGGAACGTCTGCTACGGACCTACGATCCTGAAGACTTTTTGGAAACACTGGAGATAACCTCTGAGGAGCTTCTGGACAGGTTCGAGGACAAACTGATAAACAGACTGGAGTACTTTGCCGAGGAGTTAGCATTTGAAGAGGAGGACGAAGATGAGTATTGACCTAGCGACACCCGAAGAATGGGACGCAGTTAGTAAACCAAAGCACTACAACCAAGGCGGTACAGAGGCCATTGATTATATTAAGCAGCAGCTAGGAGAAGGAATAATTGAGTACTGCGAAGGCAACGTGATAAAATATTTACACAGGTGGCGATACAAGAATGGCCTACAGGACTTACGGAAGGCTCAGTGGTACTTAACTAAGATGGTCAAGGAACAGGAGGCACTGGAATGAAAGTGATACAAGGGGCTTTCGGAGGAAACAAGCAGGACACAGACAGGATTAGCGTACCCCAAGTGTTTAAACTCATAATGGACAATGAAGACTTAGAGAACTACGATGACGCCTTTTGCATCATTAAGTCCGAAGAGTACATCATGGTTTCAACTAACATGGACACGTACGAACTAGCTTTCTTACTGGACCAGCTAAAACTATCGCTATTAACTGGAGGAGAATACGAATTATGATGGACGCATATCAACAGTACATACACAAGTCTAGGTACGCTCGGTACATACCAGAGGAACAACGACGGGAGACATGGGAAGAGACCGTGAACCGTTACTTGGACTTCTGGGTTTCAAAGGGTAAACTCACGGAGAAGGAAGCCTTGGAGCTTTACGTTCCTGTGCATGACTTAGGCGTGATGCCCAGCATGAGGGCGCTTATGACTGCCGGGGAAGCCTTGGACAGAGACAATGTAGCTGGGTTTAACTGCTCCTATCTACCTATCGACCACCCTAAAGCTTTCGACGAAATGATGTACATCCTCATGTGTGGAACTGGGGTGGGCTTCAGTGTCGAACGTCAGTACATCAGTAAGCTACCTGAAGTAGCTGAGGAGTTCCATGATACAGATACCGTTATACACGTCGCTGACAGCAAAATTGGATGGGCTAAGGCATACCGAGAACTTATCGCAATGCTCTTTAGCGGTCAAGTTCCAAAGTGGGACGTGTCTGGAGTTAGAGCTGCGGGGGCAGCCCTTAAGACTTTCGGAGGTCGAGCGTCTGGTCCAGAACCTCTTGTTGATCTGTTTCAGTTCACGATATTTTCAGAGCCGCTAGAGGTCGAAGACTTAGCTCCATTGAGTGCCACGATTTATGCTGTAAAATTGCACAGATCGTCGTTGTCGGAGGAGTTAGAAGAAGTGCTCTCATCAGTCTTAGTAACCTCACTGACGATAGGATACGTCGAAGCAAGTCAGGACAGTGGTGGGTAGATAATCCCCAGCGTGGCTTGGCTAACAACTCCGCCTGCTACACAGAGAAGCCTGACTTTGAAGCCTTCTTGAACGAGTGGAAGTCTCTGTACGAGTCACGCTCAGGAGAACGAGGTGTCTTTAGTCGTGTCGCTAGTCAGCGTCAGGCTGAAAAGAATGGACGTAGGGACGCTACCTTTGACTTCGGGACTAACCCATGCTCAGAGATTATCCTGAGACCTTACCAGTTCTGTAACTTGTCGGAAGTAGTGGTTCGGGCCAATGACACCTTGGAAAGCCTGCGACTTAAGGTACGCGCTGCTGCTATCTTAGGGACTCTACAGGCAACCCTGACTGACTTCAGGTACTTGCGTAAGATCTGGAAGGACAACACAGAAGAAGAAGCGTTACTAGGGGTGTCACTAACCGGCATCATGGACCATCCAGTTATGTCAGGGAGGAAGAATCGTGCAGATCTACAGTACTGGCTCACGCAGCTTAAAGAGGAAGCTATTGAAACTAACCGTGTTTGGGCTAAACGCCTTGGCATCAATGTTAGCACTGCCATTACTGCTGTTAAGCCTTCCGGTACTGTATCTCAGTTGGTTGACAGCGCGTCTGGCATCCACCCTAGATATGCTGAGCAATACATTAGACGAGTAAGAGCAGACGCACGAGACCCCTTGTGTGCTGTCCTAGAGGCCGCAGGAGTCCCTGTGGAACTAGACGTGACTTCTTCTACTACTAAGGTCTTCTCGTTCCCCATTAAGTCTCCTAAGAAGGCTGTGGTGGCTACGGACATGGGTGCTATGGAGCAGCTTGATCTGTGGGAGATGTATCAGGACTACTGGTGTGAACACAAGCCGTCCATGACTTGCTACTACAGGGACGATGAGTTCCTAGAGGTGGGGCAGTGGTTGTACAACAAGTTCGACAAGGTTAGCGGCATAAGCTTTCTACCTTACTCAGAACATACGTACCAGCAGGCACCCTATGAGCCAGTGGACCCAGAGACGTACCAATCGTTAGTCAACAAGGCTTTTCCCAAGGCTATCGACTGGAACATCTCAGAGGCTTCTGACATGACGGAGGGGTCGCAGCAGTTGGCCTGTGTTGGCAACAGTTGCGAGATCTAGAGTGAACTGGGGGTCTTAAGTGACCCCTTTATTCTCCCTGAGTCTGTCCCATTACAGCAGCAGAAGCAGCAGTAGTTAGCATACCACGTTGTCTTTGTTGTTCCGCTTTTAAAACCGCATCGCTAGGCTTGAAGTCTATAATCTCGTCTACAACTTCTCCGTAAGGTCTTCCGTCGCTCTTGCCTGTAGGGTGTTGGTAATCAGAACGACCTTTAAGGTCTCTAATCATAGGAGGAGTAACTGCAATTAACCTGTTGGGAATAAGGTGTTTCATTGCGTTAAGAGTCGGCACAGTGCCACGAGTCTTCTCCTGTATCTTACCGGCTATGCCTTCAAACAAGTTATGCTCGTCTGACATAACTCCTATTAGTTTACCGTCTCTAGTTACTTTGACTAAGTAATTTATCCCACCTTCTGTTATAGCAGAACCGGGACGAGACCCAGTTATCCACACTCCCCCGTCTGCTGCTTGTCCTGCAACAGAATATCTGAATTTTGCTTCTTTTAAACCCTGTGATACTGCTGCTTCCGCGTTCAACAAAGAGAACAGCTCGTCAGCAGAAACATTGTCTCTGTTTTTGAAAATCTGTTTTACCTTAGTAACAAAAGGAGCTTTGTGCAGCACATCCATGTGGTGTCTTCCGGTATAAGATCTACCGTCTCCGGGGTTTTTAATGGCTAGTATAGGAGTTTCTGCGTCTCTAAAAGAAACCTCTGGACCTCCTCCCAACCTTTGTGAAGGCTCGGTCCAAACCCTGCTAAAATGGTCTTCAATAAAATCTAAATCTTCATTAGACATTTGAATTGGCATCTTCTTTGGCTTGCCTGCGGAGTCTTTTGGGTAAGGCTTTAGTCTATTGTTTCTAACTGAGTCAGCATAAGCTCCAAAGTAATAGTCCACTGTTTCTGCAACGTCTGACCGTCTCATTATCTCGCCCAGAAGGTCAGAACCACCTTGTCTTCCCGATTGGGCATGTATCCTGCCTAAGTACTGACCTTGAGCTATTGCTCTTGGGACACCTTTTTCTATGTTTTTGCTTCCCTTCAATGATTTAAAAAGAGGTAAATTATAAATCAAAGTCTCAAGCTTACTTTTTGACCCTTCCCTAGCTCTTTTCATTATTTGTTGGGAAGAAGTAGTTATTCCTTGTTCTCTGTATTTAGCCCTAGAAGCAGGAGAGGCCATATCTCTCACGGTTCCTGTTATTTGACTAGGAAGCCAAGCTGCAACTGAGGCTGTCTGTTGAGGACTGTAGTACCCCGGAATCACGTTATTAGCAGACCCAAGAAGCATCCCCTTTCCAGAGTCTTCCCCAGTAAGCTCATCTACACGTCTTCCTGCTTTTGCTGCTGTTGTAATGCCTCTTACAAAAGGAACAGCCTCAGCTATAGACAAGCCAGCAGAAAGGTCTCTTGCTTGCTCAGGGTAACGCTGGGCTAATTCCATAGCGTACTGCGCTGGAGCAGTGTCCATTATTGCTTCTCCTACGTACTGCTCAACTTCGTCAGGAATTAAATAGTCAGTAGCTGTTCCCACAACATTCCCAAGAGTAGCATCGACAGCGTTACCAGCGGTCCTTAAGCCGTACTGTAGAGGATTAATTTCTCCTCTGTCGTACATTTGCCCTTCTTGGTCTTGTCTGTCAACCGCTGTTTGAAAGTTTCTTTTTATGTCTGCCAACATTCCCATATTATTCCATCCCTTGTTTTGCAACTTCAGACAAGTACCGCATCATTTCGTTCTTTTCTTCGTCAGCCATTGAGTAAAAAACGTCAGCAACTAGAAGCTGTGCAGCTACCGAAGTTGCTTCTACTCCTTGAGATTTTTTACCAGTTAAGGCTATTAGCCTATTTATGTAGGCTGGATTGGTAGCAATTTTAGCAAAAACTTGTGGTATAAATAAAGCAGCAGCACCGGCAGCAAGTACAGGAGCAGGGGAAACAAAGCCAGCAGCAGCGGCACCACCAGCAGTAGCCGCAGACGCGAGCTGACCAGCGATGCCTCTAACACCTCCTGCTTCTGCGCTTCTTAGCATCAGGATGCCAAAGTCCCCTGATGCTGATTCAGAAGCTTCTAGGACAATGTTCATCGTCTGTCTAAAACGCCCGTAGTCTTTCCCTAAGATGTACCTAAACTTCGCGTTTTCAGCGGGAATGTCCAGCTTGTTAGCCAAGGACTTTAAGTCAGTGATTAAAAACTTTTCGTTAAAAATGGAAGAAAGTCTAGAAGACAAGAAACCTCTTTTGAACAACTCGTCTATCTCACTTGCTGAACCAAAAGGTAAGGCATCGGTTGAGTCTTTAGAAGCTTCTTTAAAAGCTGTCTGTAAACTACTTCTAAGCGCCTGTAATTGATTTAAGTTGGTCGCTTTAGCCGCTAAGCTCCCTAAACCAAGATAGCTCCCTTGATTAGCAGCCCTTATAAAGCCCTTGTTAATCTTTGGATACAGGGCGTTTATACCTTCTCCGTAAGCAGCCTTTAAAGTTTTGTAGGACTCTGCCGCATCTGGGCTAACTTTAACCATAGCGTCATAAATGGCCCCACGCATCTGAGTAGCTACGTCTGCCAGCTCTGCTTGCACAACAGCGTTTCTTTCTGCACCTTCGGGGCCAAATTTAGCTGTCACTCGCTGAGTAAACGACTTGTCTAAAGTAATTAGCTCAGACACCGGGAAAGTACCCTCCGGTAAACTCCGAAGCCTAGACAACTGTTGATTCAAGAAGTCTATTGATTCTGGACTCAGTTCGTCTACTGCTTCTCCCTTTTTATTTTTTAAGTACTTAGTAACAGGATCTAAGATAGTAGCAGCGTCTACCCGCTGTCCTAAGCCCACACCGAGGTTTGTCTTTATTTCGTCTAGGCCCTTAAGGTACGACTGTTGTACTGCGTCTTCCCCTGCTTTAATAAGAGAGTAAAAAGCTTCTCCCATAACATAAGGGTCTGCGTCCATTCCCGGTGCGTTCCGGTTGATTAAAGTAGTAAGTTCGTCTTGTACTACTTCGTTTACAGCCCTTGAGTTGTCTTCCATAGTTTGTCTAGAGATTAAACCAACGGAAGCAATACGTTCTTTAAAGTTTTCTAAGCCGCTAGATCGTACTTGAGAAGGTAAAAGGGTTGCACCTCCTTGATTAAGTATAGCTTGAGATGCTTGTAAAGACTCTCTACTTCCTGCTCCGTAAGCACCCTCAACAACTTCTTTAGCTGTTTGTTCCGCACTGAGACCCATCTTGTGTTTAGCTGCGTAGTACATAGGCTTTACTTTAGAAGCTAAACCTAAAGTAACCATGTCAAAACCCATAGACCATAAAGCGTTTTCAACCGCTAAAGTATAAGCATCTATTTCCTCAGACTCTTTGAACTGGGTTTCTGAGACTACAGTCCCTGCTCCTGTTCCAAGAGCACCCCCAGCAATGCCGCCTATGACAGCACCCGGAGGACCACCTACCATAAAACCAGCGCCTGCCCCAGCTAAACCACCAGCCACTCCTCCGGGGACATCTAAGTTCTTCTGGAGCCACGTAGGGCCTGCCTCTTCTTCTACTTCAGGTTTGCCAAGGGTCGGGTTTTGCGCCCTATGTTGTTGAACCCTTTTTTGAAAAGGAGAAAGAGTCCCTGTTGTTTCCTCTTCTTCCTGCTGCTGTCTGTACAACGCTAGTCGTTCTTGAAAATTAGCCATTTAGTACATACCTCTTAGCTCTTGGACAGACACTTCGCCTCTCTGGAAAGCCTCCATAGCTTCTTGCCTTTCTGCTTCAGGAATAAAACTAAGGTCTGGCTGCATTAAAGATTGTTGATAAGAAGAAAAGTCTTTAGCAGATCCTAATGTTATAGCCGTTTGCATCAAGTCTTCTGCCTGTTCTAACAGAAATTTTAATCTTCCTAAGTTGCTCTCACCACTAGCTTGATAGTTTCCTATCTGTTCAACTAGATAGTCTCGTTCTTGGTTAGAAATAGATCCGGGGAAGTTTTCTAATTTTGCTAAAACAATGTCTCCTAGTCTAGCCTCAAACTCCCCTATATCTTTAGGTGTTTTTCCTAAAAAGTCAACAAGACCTCTAGACATTCTTCGGACAAAACCACCAGTTGTAACGTCACCGGACTCTAGCAAATCAATAGATTCTCTTATGTTCTTAGCAGTTCGTCGAAAAGAAGGGAGTTGAACAACGGCTTCTACCCTTACTTTGTTAAACTCCTGTTCTACAGTAGTTCTGCCTGCTTCCCCAGACCTATCAAAAAACCCTCCCCCGGTTGTTCCTGAGACAATAGTCAAAGCGCCCACTGGTTTTTCAGGGGAGTTTGGAAAAGGAAGAAGAACTTCGTTAGCCTGACCTTGTTTATTATACTGAGTAGCTCGTGTAAACAGGTTTCCTTGGCTGTCTCTAATAACTACTTCACCTTTTGTTGTCTTATCTCCACCAGCAGTAGTAGCAAACTGGTTGTATATTTCAAAAGCTTTTTCTGTAGGTACTTGATAGGCTTTAGCAAGTCTAAAAAACCTTTCTCGATTCTTAGGTTCACTAATTCTCGCCCCACTAGCACCCGCAACTTTTGCCAGAGTTTGTTCCCCCAGCTCTACTTGTCTAGTCTGAGCTAAATTACGAGCTTCCAGAGCTTGTTCAAGAAGACCTTGATCTGCCAAAGCTCCTGCACCCTGTCTCATTTGTAAAGGAACACCGCTTAACAAGTCTCTCCCTGCTGAAACTCTTGTTGCTTTTTCTTCAAGAGCAGTAGCAGCCTGCATCACCTTAGCAGCTTCTTGTGGGTTCGAAGGAGCCAACTGCTGCGCCAAGATCTTCATACTTGTGAAGTCTCCAGAGCCTTGTGCGCCCTGTATCTGCTGCATCAATTGGTTAAACTCTTGCTGCTTTCGCTGCTGCTTCATCTGACCCGGAACACCACCAATAGCAGAACCTAAGTCAAACAAGCTTTGTGACATCGCGGGTCTGCCTAGTTGAGACAAAAACCCTTCTGAAAATGTAGCCATTATGTGTTCTCCTTATTAACCGAACAAGCCGCCGAGGGACGCTCTAGCTATACTACCACCGACTCCTCCAGCAATATCAGCTTGTCCCAAAGCTGACTGAAGTAGTGCCTGAAGACCTGAAGCGTACGTCTGTCCGTATGCTCCCGCTTGTTCTGACAAGGACTGACGCTGGCGTTCTGCTGCAGTCATTCCGGGCTGTAAAGCAGCCAGAAGCTGTGCTTGTGGTACGTAACCAGAGGCTAACATTCCTGAGCCTAGCTGTGCCTGACGTTGCTGCTCTTGTCCTGCAAACTGCATAGCGTTCAACATAGCGGTATTTCTGGCTTCTTCCTGCGCCT